TTTCGTGCATGACGGCGAAGCAATCGACTACACCCCGACGGCGGACGTCGCGGCCGGGGCGGTCGTGGTCCAGGGCGAACTGGTCGGCGTGACCAAGCAGCCCATCGCGGCGAACAAGCTCGGGGCGCTGGCGGTCGTGGGCGTCTTCGACTTCCCGAAGGCCACCGGCTCGGCCATCACGGCCGGGGCGCTGTGCTACTGGGACGCGACCAATCAGCGGGCGACCACCACGGCCACGGGCAACAAGCTCATCGGCAAGTGCGTCAAGGCCGCGGCCGATGCCGACACGACCGTCCGGGTTCGGATGAGCCAGTAACGGAGGCGAGGGAGCGTGGGTGACCTGTTGAGGCAAGGAAGCCAATGGCTGGAGCAGCAGCGTTCGGCGCACTGCTCCAGCCAGGTCACCTATCGACGGGGCGCTCAGGAGCAGGCGCTCAGCGCGACGTTCGGGCGGACGCAGTACGAGGTCCAGGACGACTTCGGCCTCGTGGTCGCGGCGCACGTGACGGACTTCCTGGTCGCTGCGGCGGACTTCGCGCCGGTCTTCGGCGAGCCGCAGGCGGGCGACCAGATCGTCGCCGACGGCGTGGTCCACGAAGTGATGGGCCTCGGCAACCAGGGACACTGGCGGTGGAGCGACCCGTACCGCACGACGATGCGGATTCACACGAAGGAAGTGGGCACGGCATGAGCGAGTGCACAGGACAGTACGAGCGGGTGTGCAAGGGCGAGTTCTCGGCCATCCACGCGAAGCTCGACCGGTTGGACGAGGCGATTCGCGGCAACTCCAAGCCCGGCATCCAGCTTCGCCTCGACCGCCTGGAGGCGGCCGAGGCCGTGCGGTCGAAGCTCCTCTGGATCATCGCCGGGTCGGTCGTGTCTCTGGCCGTCGCGGCGGTCTGGAAGCTGGTGATCGGAGGCTGACGTGGCCAAGCGCTGGATCAACTCGATGGACGTGGAGGTCAGCCCCAGCGGCGCTCCGCAGTTCGACATCGCCGGGTGCACGTCCTTTGCGGGCGGGACGAAGACTGTCGCGTCGGCCGGGACACCCCAGCCGCTCGTGGCGACCTCGACGCCGTGCCGGTTCGTGTGGGTAGGCGCTCGGGTGGACAACTACGGCAACCCGCTCAATAGCTACCCGTGCTTCATCGGCGACTCGGCCGGCCAGAACATCCCGGTCATGCCCAGCAACTACGAGGGCCTGGTCATCCGCGTCGACGACGCCAGCAAGGTCTACGTTCGCGTCGTCAGCGGCGGCAACGGCGTGACGTACCGCATCTTCGCGTGAGGCAATCGTGGCGACGATTACGAGTGCACAATCCGGCTACTGGGACGACCCGACGACATGGGTCGGCGGCGTCGTGCCTGACCTCTACACGGACGATGCGGTCGTCGCCGACTACCACACCGTCACTGCGGACGGGTCCAGCCTCACGCTGGCCAGCGGTCGGTCGATCACCATCGAAAGCTATGGGATGCTCGAACTGGGGACGCAGCTCACGGTCGAAGGCGGCGCGTCCATCTACGTCCATGGCGGCCTGCACGTCTACGCTTACGTCGAGGTGCAGGGCTACCTCGAAGTGGACACCTACGGCTGGGTGGACGATTACGGCGGGGTCGTGCTTCTCTACGGCGGAACGGTGGATGCCGGCGGCTCGATCTACGTGGGCCCCTACTCCTACTTCGACGTGGTGTACGGTTCCAGCCTGTACGTCTACGGCTGGTTCTACCAGGACTGGAACGCCTACTCGTACCTTTACCAGGGGGCGTATGTCTCCGTCGAGTCCAGCGCGTCGGCGTACTTCGACGGCTACCTCTACGTCGAGGATTACAGCACGCTGCGCATCAATGGCGACGCCGACTTCTACTACGGCAGCAGCGTCGAGGTCCGCTACTACGGCGAACTGTACGTCGAGTCGGGTGGAAGCCTGATCGTCCGCAACTACCTGAACCTGGTGGATTCGGGCAGCCTGTACGTCCACGGCGACATGACGCTTGACGGCTACTGCTACGCCTACGGCTACTCGCAGCTCTACGTCGAGTACGGGGGCACGCTTACCATCAACGGCTACATGACCGTGGAGTACTACTCCACGCTGACCGTCTACTACGACGGCAAGGTGATGGTCGGCCGCTACGGTGGCCTGGAAGCCTACTACTACGGCTCCATTTACTTCGACTACCAGAGCCGGTCCGACCTGTTCGGCTACTTCCGGCTGTACTACGACGCCTACCTTTACCTGGGCTGGGACGCCATCGTCCGCGTCTACCGCGCGGTGGACGTGTCCGGCCAGATGGACAGCGGCGGCGGGAAGATGGTCATGCTCCGTCGGGAGGGACGCATCAACGACGCCGACGGGGATTCCCTTTTCGTCTTCGACCAGGCTTACGGCCACGGGCAGACCCTGGTCGCGTAGGAGAGCATCACATGGCAGAGGCAAGACGACAGATGGAACTGACTGCAGCCGAGCAGGCGGTGGTGGAACGGATGCGGATGACGCCGGAGGAGCGTCAGGCGGAGGTCGAGGCCCGCCGCCAGGAGCGGTTGGACGCGCTCACGCCCGAGCAGAAGCAGGCCCTGGAAGAGCGCGAGGCCCGGGTCGCAGCCATGACCGCGCCGCAGCGCCGGGCGTACCTGGCCGGGCAGCGCCTGGTGGGAATCGCCCGCGCGATGCGCCGGGACGCCGCCAAGGGCGTGGGACTGGCAGATGCACTCGCGGCCGTCGAGCTGGCCAACCAGGCCGACGTGGACTGGCTGGTCGGGGAAGTGAAGAAGGTGAGCTGACGCATGGCGCTGATCGCGGACATCGCGGAAGCAGTGGTGACGGCCCTGAACGGCCACACCTTCAGGCAGCCGTTCACCGCCCAGCGGGCGTACAGGCCTGTCTTCGACCTGAAGGACATGACGGAACTGCACGTGACGGTCGTGCCCAAGGGCGTGGAACTGACCACGGCGGGGCGCGGCCTGGCGCAAAGCGACCTGCAGATCGACATCGGCGTGCAGAAGAAGCTCGCCGCTGGCGACAACGCGGAAATCGACTCTCTTGTGGGCCTGGTGCAGGAGATCGCGGAGTTCATCCGCGCGACCGGGCGTTTCGGCGATGCGGCATGGGTCAAGACCGAGAACACGCCCATCTACTCCCAGGAGCACCTGGGCGAGCTTCGGCAGTTCACCAGCGTCCTGACGCTGACCTTGCGGGTGATGACGGCATGATCGGCATGGTGACCAAGCAGATGTTCTTCGACCGCAAGGCGGTCACGAGCCGCGTGGACAAGGCCGCGCGGAAGGTCCTGTCGAAGTTCGGGGCGTTCGTGCGGACGGGCGCGAAGCACTCCATCCGCAAGCGCAAGGCGGTGTCGGAGCCCGGCAGCCCGCCATCGAGCCATGTGGGCCTGCTGCGGAAACTCATCTACTTCGGCTACGACCCGTCGCGCAGGAGCGTGGTCATCGGCCCCACGCCCCTGCACGGCACTGCCGAGGCCCCGCCGCTCCTGGAGTACGGCGGCAAGGCGCGGCGGCGCGGGCGCAAGGGCAGGCCCGTCATGGCGACGTACAAGGCCCGCCCGTTCATGGGACCGGCATTCGAGCGCGAGAAGCCGAAGCTCCCGGCGATGTGGGCCGGCAGCGTGAAAGCATAGGAGGCCACGGACATGGCGACGTTCATTTTGGGCAAGGACGCGAAACTCTACCACGGCGCTGCGGGCACGACCCCGACGACCGAGATGTCGAACGTGCGGGACGTGACGCTGACCCTTGAGGCCGGCGAAGCGGATGTCACCACCCGCGCCAACCAGGGCTGGCGGGCGACCGCGCCCACCCTCCGCGAGTGCACCTGCGAGTTCGAGATGGTCTGGGACCCCGACGACGCCGGGTTCACCGCCATCAAGAACGCATTCCTCGCGTCGGGGCTCATCGCCCTGAAGATCCTGGACAAGGCCGGCGGCCAGGGGCCAGACGGCGACTTCGCCATCACTTCGTTCAGTCGCAACGAGGCGCTGGAGGAGGCCATCACCGTCAGCGTGACGGCGAAGCTCTCCGTGTTCCGAAGCTGGATCGAGGGAGTTTGACATGAAGACCTTCACCGACACCGCCGGGCGAGCCTGGACCATCGCGCTGACCATCGACGCGGCCAAGCGCGTCAAGAGCCTCCTGGACGTGAACCTGCTGGAACTGGAGGCGGGCGACCCGCCGCTTCTGACGCGCCTGGGCACGGACGTGATTCTCCTGTGCGACGTGATCTTCGCGCTGGTCAAGCCGCAGGCCGATGCCGCTGGCGTGAGCGACCAGGAGTTCGCGGCAGCCCTCGGCGGCGACGCGGTCCTGGCGGCGCAGACGGCCTTCTACGAGGAACTCGTGGATTTTTTCCGCAAGCTGGGCCGGCGCGACCTGGCCAAGGCCGTCGACGCCCAGCGAAGGATGATCGACCTGACGGTCGCGCGGATCGAGACGCGGCTGGACAAGCTGGACCTGGAGGCGGCGGTCGAGACGACCCTTGGCGAACCGTCTACGAGCTCGCCGCCGTCGTCGGAATCGACCCCGGCCCGCTGACGCTGCGGGAACTGTTGTGGATGGCCGAGGCGCGGGGCCGCGACAACTGGGCGCACACGTCGGCGATTCTCGCGCTGGTCGCCAACGTGAACCGCGACCCGAAGAAGACCAGGGCCTACAAGCCGAGCGACTTCGACCCGTACTCGGCCAGGGAGAAGCGCGACGAGGCGATTGAAGTAACGGACATGGCGGTCCTGAAGGACGCCTTCACCAGACCCAAGGAAGGAAGGTGACGCGATGAAGAAGGTTGCGATGTGCATTGCGGTGCTGGCCGTGCTCTGCCTGACCGGCTGCGGGAACGTGTACCTGCGGGGCGAGGCGCTGACGGCCGCGGAGACCAGCACGATGGACGCCTACCAGGCCGTCGAGCGCGCCGAGCCCGAGCGCGAGCCGGACTGCCCGGCGTGGCTGCGGGCGTACCTGGAGGAGAACTTCAAGCAGTGGCGGTTCTTCGTGCGGAGCGCCCGCAAGGACGAGGCCTGGGGGCCGAAGCTGGAGGGTGAGCAGCCATGAGCGACTTGAGCGAGCGTGTTCAGCAACTTCTCGCCCGCATCCCCGAAGACCAGCGCCAGGCGGCAACGGCCCTGCTGGCCGAATACGGGCCGAGGCTCTTCGAGCTCGCCCAGGAGGACGCCTGGCAGTACCTGCGGCGGCTGATGGCGGGCGACATCGAGGCCGTGGCGGAACTCGACTCGAAGCTCTCGAACGAGGAGTTCACCGCCAAGGTCAAGTCCAACACCGCGCGATGGGAGGCCGTCGCTCACTACAACAAGGTCCGCGAGGACCTGCGGAACGAACTGCTGCTTCGGATCGCGCCGGTCGTCGCCTCGATCCTCGCGGCGCTGGTGGGCCTTTGACAAGCGCGACAAGGAGGTCGGCATGAACAAGGTGCGTGAATTCCTTAAGGGCAAGAAGGCGTACATCACCGCCGCCATCGGACTTGCGGGCGCGGTGATCGCCTGGGCCGACGGGCAGATCGACACGGTGGCCCTCCTGGCTGCCGCGTGGGCCGCGGCGCAGGCCGTCTTCATCCGGGCGGGCATCGCGAGCGCGGTCCAGAAGGCTCAGTCGGGCGAGTAGGTGCGCCATGCTCGACGTAGACCTCGTCAGCCCCAAGGACGCCCGCGCCCTGTGCCTGCGGTGGCACTACTCGAACATCTTCCCGCCGCACTGCATGGTGCACCTGGGATTCCACGACGAGCGGGGCCTGGCGGGCGTGGCCATCTGGGGCTGGGGCACGAGGCCCCGGCACACCATCCGGCGGCTGTTCCCGTCGCTCGACACGCGGGACTACTGGGAACTGTGCCGCCTGTGCTGCCGGGATGATTTGCCCCGCAACACCGAGAGCCAGCTCCTGGCCGCCTGCACGCGATGGTTCCGCAAGCGTCAGCCCGAGAAGGTGGTGCTGTTCACGTGGGCGGACGGGATTCGCGGCAAGCCCGGCTACGTCTACCAGGCCGCGGGCTGGCTCTACGGCGGATTCATCACCACGGAGATTTACCTCACGGCCGATGGCGAGCCGGTGCACCCGCGCTTCATGATTACCCGGTTCGGCACGCGCCGCCGCGAGGTGTGGACGGGCATGGGGCTTCGCAAGGTCTGGGGACGCCAGTTCCGCTACGTCAAGTTCCTCTGCGGCCACGCCCGCCGCAAAAGGCTGCTCCGCGAAAGCCCGGTCGAGTGGGTGCGGCGGTATCCGAAGACGCGGGACCTGGCATGGGCGATTGACGCGGGCGAGGGGTCAAGAGAGACCCGCGATCCTCCCAGGATCGAGAGGACGGGGCGGTTCCGTCAGCCCGCTCCAGCAACGACCCGGCCGCTGCTCTTCGAGACGGCGGCCGGTTGTCCATAGGAGTCGATTGAATGCCGCAGGCAGGTGCAATCCGGGCGGGTCGGGCGTTCGTCGAGCTGTTCGCCGACGACTCGAAGCTCGTGCGCGGCCTGAAGCGCGCGTCGGCCAAGCTCAAGGCTTTCGGCGAGAGCGTCCGCAACATGGGCCTCAAGCTCGTCGGCCTCGGCTCGGCCGTGGTCGCGCCGCTGGCGGCCTCCAGCAAGGTCTTCGCCAACATGGGCGACGCTCTGGCCAAGATGAGCGCCCGCACCGGCTTCTCCGTCGAGACGCTCTCGGAACTCGGCTTCGCCGCCGACCTTTCCGGCGCGAGCATGGAGGACCTGGAGAAGTCCATCCGCCGGATGCAGGCCACCATCGTGGACGCGGCCCAGGGGCTGTCCACCGCCACCGACGCCCTGGCCACGCTGGGGCTGAAGGTCGAGGACCTGGCGGGCATGTCGCCGGAGCAGCAGTTCAAGCTCATCGCCGACCGGCTGGCGAGGATCGAGGACCCCACGCTCAGGGCGGCGACCGCGATGGAGCTCTTCGGCCGCTCGGGCACGATGCTGCTGCCCATGCTCTCCGGCGGCGCGGCGGGAATCGAGCAGCTCCAGGAGCAGGCCCGCAGGCTGGGCCTGACCATCTCCACCGAGGACGCCAAGGCCGCCGAACGGTTCAGCGACACGCTCTCGGTCATGTGGAAGGTGCTTAAGCAGGGCGTCTTCACCGTCGGCTCGGCGTTGGTCCCGGTACTCTCGCAGGCCGCGCAGTGGGTCACACGCGTGGCCGTCGTCGCCGCCGAGTGGATCAGGCGGAACAAGGAGCTCATCGTCACCATCTTCCAGGTGGCCCTTGGTGTCATCGCCGCCGGCGCGGCCCTCGTCGTCCTGGGCTACGCCATCACCGGCCTGGCCAAGGTGATGGGCGTCCTGGCCGTGGCCGTCACCGCCGTGGGCACGGCCCTCAAGCTGCTCGGCGCGGTGCTGGCGTTCCTGGTCTCGCCTATCGGCCTGGTCATCACGGCCGTGGTGGCGCTGGGGGCCTACATCCTCTATGCCACCGGCGCGGGGGCGAAGGCGCTGGGCTGGCTGGCCGAGCGGTTCGAGACCCTGCGCGACGACGCGGTCGCATCCTACCAGGGCATCGCCGACGCCCTGGCGGCCGGGGACATCACGCTGGCGGCGAAGATCCTGTGGCTGACGCTCAAGATGGAGTGGACGCGGGGCATCAACTTCCTGGAGAAGGCGTGGCTCAACTTCCGCAACTTCTTCATCAAGATCGGCTACGACGCCTGGCACGGCCTGCTCGCCGTCGTCGAAATCGTCTGGCACGCCCTGGAGGTCGGGTGGATCGAGACGACCGCGTTCCTCTCGAAGACCTGGACGCAGTTCACCGGCTGGGTGACCAAGGCCTGGCACTGGTGTGGCAAGCAGCTGTCCAAGGCATGGAACTGGATCAGGAAGCAGTTCGACTCCAGCTTCGACGCCGAGGCCGCCAACCGGGCGGCGGACGAGTACTACGAGGCGCGGAAGGCCGACATCGAGCGCGAGACCGGCCAGAAACTCGCCGAACGCGAGGAGCGCCGCCAGCAGGAACGCGAGCGGGCCACGCGGGTCCACGAGGCGACGATGGCCGAGATCGGCCGGGAGAACCTCCAGAAGCACCAGGAACTCGACACCGAGTACCAGGAGCGCATGGCCGAGAACGAGGCCGACCTGGCCAAGGCCCGCAAGGAATGGCAGGACGCACTGGCCGAGGCACGCCGGAAGCGCGAGGCGAAGGAGGCCGAGGGGCCCGGTCCGATGGAGGGTCCCGAAGACCTGCTGGCCAAGGTCCGCGGGAGCCTGTCGGGCCTTGGCGACCTGCTCCAGACGGCTCGGGACCGCACCATCGGCGTGGCGGGCACATTCAACGCGGCGGCGCTCCTCGGCCTCCAGGCCGGCGGGGCCGACGACCGCATCGCCAATGCCACCGAACGCACGGCCAAGGGCGTGGAGGGCCTCCGCCAGGACGTGCGGAACAACCGCGCCGCGTTCGCTTGAGGTAACGCATGCCGCTGACGCTGACAGAGAAACTCGACAGCCGCAAGTGGACCACGGGCGACAACGCCACGGTGGAGATGGTCTACGTCCTCACCGGCACGTCCGACGACGTGACGGCCAAGACGCTCATCGAGAACTCCACCGCCAGCGTCTACAACGGCCTGGTCCGCCAGTCCATCCAGATAGAGCCGGAGTGGGTGGACACGACCCGGGCCCACGGCCAGTGGGTCGCCACGGTCCGCTACGGCATCCGCCCGCCCACCGAGGTCGGCGAATCGTCGTTCGCCTTCGACACCTCCGGCGGCACGCAGCACATTACCCAGTCGCTGGCCACCATCCATCGTTACGGCGCGCCGGGGACGACCGCGCCAGACTTCGGCGGGGCTGTCGGCGTCACGCACGACAACGTCGAGGGCGTGGACATCACCGTCCCGGTCTATTCTTTCTCCGAGACGCACTACCTGGACGCCGCGGTCGTTACGCCCGCCTACAAGGGCACGCTCTTCAGCCTCACCGGCAAGGTCAACAACGCATCGTTCAAGGGCCTGGCGGCGGGCGAGTGCCTGTTCCTCGGCGCGAGCGGCTCGAAGCGCGGGGCGGAGGACTGGGAGATAACGTACCGCTTCGCCGGTTCGCCCAACCGCAGCGGCCTGGTCGTCGGACCCATCTCCGGCATCTCGAAGAAGGGCTGGGAGTACATGTGGGTCCGCTACGCCGACTCGGAGGACGCCGCCGCCAAGGCCATCGTCAAGAAGCCCGTCGCCGTCTACATCGAGCGGGTGTACGAGGAGGGCAACTTCGCGGCGCTCGGGATAGGGACGTGAGCCATGGGCGACGCGATGAAGAAGGTCAAGCCCGGCGACCCGCTGGTCATTCCAGCGGCCACGTTCAACACGTTCATCGATTCGGCGCGTGACTTCCTGGCGCGGCAGCACCAGCAGGCACAGGCCGGCACGCCCTCCGGCAAGCACAACTGCGTCGTCCTCGTGCGCAACGACTCGGGCGCGGACCGCGAGCGGTTCGACGTGCTCGGCATCAGCGGGCCGGTCTTCGACCCCGCCTCGGACGCCGAGGCCTTCAAGAACTACCCGGCCATGACCGGCGTCACGCCCGCCGAGGACGACCACCAGGGCAAGTTCGTCATCCTGCTCGAACCGGTCCTGGCCGGGAAACTCGCTCGCGCCGTGGCCGCCGGCGTCGTGCCCGCCCGCGTGGACGTGCCCGACGAGGACTACCCGTACCGCCTGGCCGACGTCACCGACGGCTCGGCGGCGAACCTCACCGCGCTCAAGGTCGGCTCGGCCGCCATCCTCTGGCGCGAGGGCGGCACGGGCGTCCAGTGGGCGCTGGTCCGCCTGGGCAACCTGCCGCAATCGGGCGTGTTCCCGGTGGACCTCGCCCAGTACGGCGGCAGCCAGGGCGACGACCAGAATCCGGCTACGTGGACCTACGACGTGACCGACCCG